GTGTGTCCCGTTGAAAGTGCCTGTTAGTTCCTTGTTGATAGTTCAGATCAGCTCTCACGTTGATAAGCCCGAGGATTACTCCGTGCTCCGTGAAGCTTTGTGTTATGCGAGGGGTCTGTCCCGTCGCGATCGCGTATCCGCCGATATATCCGAGGAAGTTCCCAGACATATCGGGTTGCGGGTTAATCGAGATGTTAATCGACCCGCCCCCAAGGAATTCCGGGCGCTGCAAACGGGCGTCGGGTGATACAACGTTGAACATAACATTTAAAATTTCGGTGTACCTTTGGCCGCCCCTGGCTTCGCGCTCGCGGAAGCGTTGGAGCTGCACTGCCATTCGCAGGTCATTGATCGTGACTGCGGTGGCCGCGGCCAGGTCCGCGAAGAGTCCCGGCGTTGACCAATACAGGTCGTTGACCGCGGACGAGTTCGTCGGATGCGTCCAGAGTACGTTGGTGTTTCCAGTTCCTCCCGGGTCGTCTGCTTTGAGGCTCGACGGCGTTAGGGGGCTGGATCCTGCTTTAATGAATGTTGGTGCTGTCGCCGCCGTGAGCGGCAGCACTGGTGCGCTGACGCCTAACGGCAGCGACACGGGGTCCCCTGCCTGAGGAAACGGCAGGGCCGCAGTGAAATAGTCAAAACGCTTCGCTCGTCGTCTAATGGGATATTCGGATTCTGCGTCCGGCCCATTGTCTTTGTTGATTACGGGTGAGTCCGTAATGAACTCCGGCCTAAACCATTCCTTGTAGATCAAATTGTAGGCCCGGTGGTAAAACGCGACGATGCTATGCGTTGTTCCTGCGGTTGCTTGAGGAGGTACTCCGAGATAATCCGCGATTCCGTATCTCGCGAATCCGTTAGTCGGACTGACCAGTTTCGGAGTGACGTACTCCGTGGTGTCGTCCGGGTTGTCCTTCTCTCCCATGAATTTCTGCCAATTGTCCCAGAGCAATCTGTTAGGCACGAAGAAGAAGAAGGACTCCAGGTACATGTTCTCGATTGGCGCGACTAGCGGCGTGTTCATTCGCGCGAACATGGTTGCCTTTAGGTTGATGCTGTCTCCCGGAAGTATTTCTTCCCAGAAGACCGGGTAAAGGTATCCCGCGTCGAAATTGGTCTTGTATCCCGAGTTTCGTCGGAACGAGCTGCGCGAGTTCTCTACTCGCGGGATTGTTGCGAAGCTGTGTCCGGATTGTCCGGACCCTGCGTTGATTCTTGTCATTTGTTAGGCTCCTTGTCGCACGACGCTATTGCCGTCTGCGATGTGTTGGTTGGTCTTTTCGCCGGTCATCTCTCCCTCGGCGGGGTCCCAGGCTCCGACCTTCCAGAGTTGGAAGTCTGCTGGGTGTTTTCCGATCATCGTTGTTTCGTCGTTCGCCCATTCCGTCAGGCTCCGAAGGGCCGCCGCGTCACTCGGCGCGGGGAAGGGCGTTAGGAAGTAGTTCGCTTTGATGTCTCGGAGAGCGTAATAGTTGCTTTTCATTTCTTGCTCCTAGTTGATGCCGAAGTGGGCCCCGAGGCCCGCGAGGATTGCACTAATGATGTTGCTAATCAGGACGTATATTTTTTGGGTCTTGTTCATTTTTTCTTTTCCTTCCCCTCTTAATTCCTGTGTTAGTTTCGCTTTTATGACGTCTTTTCCCCATTGGTCGTTGGTCATCCGGGTTATCTCCCTATAGGCCCGCCGTTCGGGCTTTCGTTTCTGCTCGTCCTGCCGGAGACTTACACGGAACCTCCGTCTGTCTCCGTCCAGGGGGCTAGGGGGCGGCGCTTCGCCAGCCCCCAAGAGGTAAGAGGAAACCTCCTCCCCGTTTCTAGCTCTCCTGTATCTGCTTTTCTTTTTGTGGACCGTAGGTGGAACGTGTTAGGTCATCGTTCCCTAGTCTAATTTTCTTGCTTTTTTCAGTCCTAGCTTCGCTCGTGTTATTCGTGCTCTCTCTCCTCGTTTTCTCGGCGTGTTTTCGTCGATCCTTTTTTCTGCTGCCAAACTTCTGCGCGCTCTAACTTCCTGATGTAGTATGGGATCCCGTTTTTCCAGCCGTTTGGTGTAGTAGAGTGGTGTCTTCGCTTTCTTGTCGCCGTATAGGGTCCAATCGTCTGGGAAGACTTCGTTCGCATAACGGTCGAACCATTTAGCGCCCAGTCCTGGGTTTCGACTCATCGTCATGTGCTCCTCGGGCACGATTACGTGCTGCCCTGAGCTGTCTTCGCGCTTGTATCGCGCTTCTCGTAGTCGAACGCTCTCCTCGCTTTTCCCTGTGATTTTCTTCATCGCATAGAGGCAGCAATAGTTGATGCTTTCCGGGGTCACAGCTCCTAGAGTGTGGAACCCGTAAGGCCATAGCTTTTCCAGTCGTCGATTCAGGTAGTAGGGAATCCCAGTCTTTGGATCGGTCCAATGTTCTGTTTCCTCCTTTGCCCTGAAGTCCTGTCCGAAGACCAGGGCGTGGTAGTGAGGCCGGAGATTTTCCTCTCCATACTCTCCGACGTGTAGGAATCTGAAGGGTCCGAAATGATTCCGCACTTTCTTCGCGAAAAGCTGCCAGTCTTCTTTGTCGAGGGCTGCGGGATGCGTCCCGCGCTCTTTTTGCCTTCTGTCAAGTCCTTCTGGACTGAACGTGAGGGTAAGGAAGGCATTTTTTCGGTGGAGGCTCGCTTCATGGCTGCATCGGACTGCCCAGCTTCTCGCTGTTTCGAGGCGGCAGTCCTGGCATCCTCCGCAGGGCAGCTCGAGCTCCACGAATCCATGTTTTTTCATCAAGGCGGCGTCCGGGATCCCCTTGACGAGCTTCACAGCTCCTAGGCGATCCCGAACGCCCCTGATCGGCCTCGTACAGGCCATTTTTTAGAGTCGCCATCCGCCCCGCATGGGCTTGCTCCGCGTGTTTTTCGGGTGCGGCCCGACTCCCTGTCGGAAGTTTCGGTTCGACTCGCGCCTGGTCATCCTGCGCCGTTGCATCGGTGCTCCTTTCCGGGCCGTTTCGGCCCAACACAATTGCTCCCACTTGATGTCAATTGTGTTTACTGACCGAAAGCTAGCCTAGATCACGGTACTGGCGTAGTCGGATCCGGGGTCGGCGTCTCCGGTTTCTGGGTGGGTTCCTTTACCACCAGCCCGTGCTTCTTCAGGAACTCTACGGCCCCTTCATCGGTCATCATTTCGGCGAACACGGTCGGATCGTTGTTGCATGCCTCTCGGACCTTTGCCGGCAGCTTCATGAAGTTCGCCTCCGCCTGGCGGACGAACGTGTACGCTTCGAGCAGGGTCTGGGGTCCCGTAAAATCGCCGTACTGTGGCGTTTGGGGATTGACAGACCCGAGACTTCGTGTAGTCGCGTACCGTCGTACGATCTCGTTCATGTCCAGAGCGCGTGCTGCGCTCGGCTTCGTCCTGGTGGTCGTTCCAACAGGCGTCTTCACTCGTCGTCGAATGATTTCCACTATCGAACCCCGCTTCCTGCGCTGAGTCCCTGGATCGCCTTCGACCAGGCTTCGATGCGCTTGAGGATTGTGCCCTCGTTTCCTTCCATTATTTCGCTGGCCGCCTCTCGGCCAACGTTTTCGTACTGGATCGCTCTGGTTCGTTCTGATGCCTCCTTCGCGCTGTTTTGGAGCAGGTTCATTTCTGCGTCTGCGCGCTGTGCCAGCTTCGCGTTAAGTGCTTGCTGGCTTCTCTGGGTTTCGGTCTGTTCTATTAAGTTCCACTCGGCTGCGGCGTCCTTTGCGGCCGTTGCGCTGTAGGCTTTGCGTTGGGACTTTCCCGTGGCTTCCGCCGTCTCTGCTTGGGACGTTGATGCTTGTGCCTGCTGGTAGGCTGCTAGGCCGGTGCCGCTTCCCGTTCGGATCATGTATCCGGCGGAGTTACCAGGTGAAGCTCCTGCTGCCAGAAGCGGATTGAGTCCGGCTTCTCTCATAGAGTGCATCATGTCCTGGTAGGCGGTTCGTCTGAGTTCTCGGACTTGTTTCTCGTACATCTGGCCGGAGGCTACTCCGAACCCGAAGTCTATTCCTTTGTCGAAGATGCTACCGGCTGCTTGTGCTCCGGCTGCTGCTATTGCGGGTGCTACCATGTTAGTTGGCGTCGCTGCCGGGGGATGTTAAGTCCCCCGGTTAACCCCAGCGCCTTTCTTAGAAGTGGTCCATGAGTCCCGGCACGCCGTACGTCGGCATGACGCGAACATGGGTGAGGTCGAAGACTGCGTCTAGCGTGAAGTTCGGCTCGGTCGTCACTTGGACGATTCGATCGAACGGGGGATTCTCCAGAATGAACTCGTCATTCAGGAGAGGTCGGTCCTCGAATTCTTGAGCCAGGTGCCAGTAGTCGAGGGTCTGCGGATCTGTACTCCGCATTTTGGCCGTCACAAAACTGTGTCGGTACCGGTATTCATCGTATCGGCCTTGGTAGCCAAAAATCGAGTAGTCTCCGGTTTCCGCTTCTGCGCTTCCAGTCCCGTCCGTGTAGATTTCACGCGATAGGATCGGCTGCTCCCCAAGATGGGCAAGGACTGGCCAGAAGGAGTCGTAACGTGTGTCCCGTTGAAAGTTCCTGTTAGT